TGCGGTCGCCGTCCAACTCGATGTCCAGTTGATCGGCGATGTGCTTGGCCCACACTGTCGCTGTGGCCACATTGAGGCGGTAGATGTCATCGTGCAACTCGTCATCCCAACGCTCCTCGTCCCAGAGGTCGTCAATAGCCTGCTTGCGAGCCTTCTCTGGAACCCTGCCAATGATCGCGCTCTGCTGCCGCTTGAAATGGTGAACCATCACCTCAGTCCACTTGAGCTCGTGCCTCTCACGCAGACCGGGCTGCGATGGGTCGATCTGCCCTTCGCGGCGGGCTTTCCGTGAAAACTTCTGTCTCTTGATCTCCCTTGCTAGCAGGTAGTCGCGGCGAACATCCCCGAATGAGAGAGTTATCTTGTCGAACACGAATCGCAAGGTTGGCACGGCCTCAACTGGGTCCGATGCGTCGGCGGCCACATAGGCCAGCGTGATGTGGGGCGTGAATCCATGCGTCATATCCGCATGGAACCCATATGTCGCCAGATGGTCGACTAGATCCTGTCGCCATTCTGGAAGGCCAGGCGCGTCTACCGATGCGTAGACCGCCTCCAAGCCCCCCGTGGAATCCGCGCTGAATCGCCCAATGCCTGAGATGGCCGCACGAATGGAGGCTGCTGTCGTGGCCCACGCGCCTACAATATCCGGCAACCTAGCTAGACCCTCAGGATCTTGTCTGCCAAGATATACCAGCGTCATGTGAAGCGCGTCAGGGGCCTCGCCGCCCTCAACCGCGAGCTCGTCGGCCTTGTCGGCGGGCACGTAAAGGCCCAACCAGGCCGTGGTACGATCATCGAGCGCTTTGATTGCCGTCAGCTTCTTCGGCGGCGGGGCGCTATCGCGTGGGCTGGCCTGGCCGCCGATCAACACGTTGAGGGGCACGACCAGCTTCGCGGCGTCGCCGCCCATCGAGGGCAGGTTCATGCGCGCCCGCGCCTCGTCCCGGGTGAGCCACGGCGCGCCGACGGAAGACTGTAGCGACTGCACCTGTTCCTCGAAAGAGCCTTGCATTTTTTCCAGGATGTTGAACTCCACGTAAACGCCAGGGGTCTTGTCCAGGTCAGGCAACAGTTGCAACTCGACATCGCCCTCGATCATCGAGAGCCAGGGACCCAGGCTATCCTGGTACAGATTCCGATGTTGCTCCCGGATGTTCGAGAATGTGGCGTTGTCCAGGATCCCCACCATTGGCAGCGGGATGTGATAGGCTCTGGCGCATTCCTCACGGGTCAGCTTACGCCCGGCCAGGTACTCGGACTCCTGGGCGTTGAAGGAGGATTCCTTCCACGACATGCCCTCTTCCAGGATGGCCGTCTTGCCGCTGTTCTCTCCCCCGGAATAGAGCGCCTCAAACTCGGCCTTGAAGCGCTCGCGGGCGTCCTTCGACCAGGTGGGGGCCTCTGCCGGGCGCTGAATGACGCCGTTCATCCGCGCGCTGTTGGCCCAGAAGTGCTCGCGGTAATCCCCGGCGGCGTGCTCCTCTGCCAGCACCCGGCGCAGCGTTTCCAGCGGACTGAGGCCGGACACCGGATCCAGCGGGTTGTAGCCGCGGAAGTGGACGATCTCGGTAGGCTCGAACGCGCGCAACTTGTCCGGCATGGAGACCTCGTAGCGCATCGGAACCACCGAGCCGTAGACTGTCACCCATGGCGGGGGCACGCGCAGCAGGGCTTGCGGCGGGCTGCCCACCTTGAGCCAGTACGCATTGAAGTAGATCCCCAGGTCGGCCATGAGGGACTCTATAAGATGGTAGCGGGTGACCTTCATCGTTGCGGGCAGCGGCTGCTCGATCAGGTTTGCCAATGGGTGATCGCGCAGGCGCACCCGGTCTGTTTCGCCCTTGCGCTGGAAGACGTGTAGGCCCAACTGGGCGATGTTGCGGGCCAGGAAGTCGACGCAGGTGCGGATGTTGGGCTGCGTCTTATATAGCGTCGCGTAGTCGTAATGGTAGCTGTCGTACATACCCAGGCTGCCATAGGAATACGACGGCGACCAGGCCGTCTCCTGGGCGATCAACGCGCCGAGAGACTGTACGACGGCCATCAGTCGATCACCTGGATAAACTCAATGTTGGTCACGGGAATAAGCACCTCCCCGTCCATCGTCACCGCCTCCAGGCGCGGCCTGTGCATCTGTGCGTCGCGCAACACCAGATACCCGCCGCGCCTCTGCCACAGCACGCCGCGAAAGGCCGGAGAATCAGCGCCCTTCAGGTTCACGATCACTTTGCGCAACGTCGGGTAGCGGTCGAATAGCTGCACGTTTCTCCTCATTGGCCATCATCTTGCGGGCGCGGGCCTCGATGGTCAGCGCCTCGGCCTCGATTCGCGCCCGGCCCTGAGCATCGCGCGTCCGAAGAGCTTGCTTGCGTAACCGCGCGGCGCGGGCCAGAAGATCCGCCGCAATGCGCTGTTGACTCATGCCGTCTCCAATCCGTGATCTTCGTAGACGGAGCGCTTCGGCTTCTCTCTGCGCATCGTCCGATCCAGTGCCATGAGTAAGCTGACAATACCGTCTATTTTCCCCTGGCTGGCCGCTTTATCAGGCTTGAGGTTGCCAGCCGCGTCCTGCTGCACAGCCACGTTATCGGCCATCCAGGTCAGGATCGGGTTGTTGCCGTGATGCAGCTTTTTCAGCAACAGCCGCTTCTCGAACTCTTTGGTCAGCGGGGCAAAACTCATGAACCCCTGGCCCATGCCATAGACCGTTAGCCCCTCGTCTTGCAATTCCTGAGAGACGCCGTAAGCCTGGAAGAGGCGGTCGATGTTCAGGTCCACCAGGTGGTAGCGCCCGGCATCCTCCAGGATCTGCTTCTTGACGAAGGCATAATCCACTGCGTCTCCCGGCGTGGTCTGTAGCCACCCCTCGCGCGCCCACACCTGGTACTGTGGCGCGTAGCGGTTTCCGTCGTCGGTTAGTTTCGCCTCCGGGCACCAGAAGCGGGCCAGGACATCCACGGTCTCTGGGTCATCGTCGTGCGGGAACACCATCACCCAAGCCGTCAGGTCAGAGACCGATGATAGATCCAGTCCGCCGTAGCACATCCGGCCATCGAGATCGGCCACGTCCACCACGCCAGCATTCTCATTCCATAACGCCACGTCGATCCAGCGGTCGGACTGTTGCGTCCACAGATTCAAGTGCAGCCGCTTGAAGGCGTTCTGGGCTGCGGGCAAGTGCCTGGCTTTCGTCGCCTTGCGCGCTAGATCGTCGCCCTTGACCGAGACGCCATAATTCGGGTTGGCTTTCACCCAGGTTTCGGGTGCCGTCCAATCGTCCGTCTCATTCGCCGCGGCGACGAAGGCGAACCAGGAATCGTCCTGAATCGAGTTCTCCAGTACCTGCCGCGAATATTCGTGATGCTCCCAGCAAATGCTCTGGCGGTCGTAGCCCGCGGTGGTGATCTCGAAGATCAACGGCTGTCGCCGTGCGCCAGTGGCCGTCTCCAATACGTCTACCACGTCTCGCGTTTTGTGCGCGTGTAGTTCGTCGATCAGCGCCCCGTGAACGTTCAGGCCGTCCATGGTGTCCGCATCAGCGCCCAACGGCTCGTATTTTGAGGCCGTGGCTTCAATGTTAAGGTTGTTCTTGTAGACCCGCACCATCCGCGAGAGCGCCGGGCTGGCCTTGACCATCCGGGTCGCTTCGCTGTGGGCGATGATCGCCTGGTCGCGTTTGGTGGCCGCGCTGAATATCTCTGCCCCCGGCTCGCCGTCCGCCACCAGGAGGTACAAGCCGATGGCCGCCAGAATGGTCGTCTTGCCGTTCTTGCGCGGGCACTCCACATAGGCCATGCGATAGCGTCGCAGGCCATCGGCTCGCTTCCAGCCGAACAGATCCCACAAGAGAAACTGCTGCCACGGTTCCAGGCGGAAGGACTGCCCGGCCCACTCGCCCTTGCTGTGCTTGAGAAAGCCGAAGAATTGCAGAACGTGCTCGGCTGCGGCCCGGTCGAAGTGCAGGCCGCGAGAGGCCGCTTCGTCCAGGTCGCGCACATGGCGCTCCACCGCCAGGCGCAACAGGTCGCCCGTGGGGATGGTGCGATCCAACACGCCTCGCACATATGCCTGGACAGGGTGAAGGCTCAACGCTCTACGTCCTCTTTTTCGGGTTCATTGAAAAAGCGCACCCGATCAAGGTATGCGCTCATCTCATCGATTGGTTTCGGCTCGGGGACGCTCAGCCGGGAACGGTCGCTGGGCGTCAGGCCGAAGCGGGCAGCGAAGGCGAGATACTGCTGCCAACTCTTGAGGGCCATCGCCACGGACGGGCGCGGCCCCTGATAGCCGGTATCCGTCTTGAAGGTCGTGCCGTTCTCCTCGATGTCCTTCACCGCATCCACGAACATGGCCCACCACTGACAACCGCCGGCGATCGCGCCGCGATCCAGCAATGAGAGCAGGCCCAGGGATGCCAGCTGAGGCACAAGGCGATTCCATTCACGCTTGCCCTCGGGCAAGAGCCAGCCGGGGCGCGTAGGAATGGCGGGATCCGGCTGCGGTTCGTTGGCGTTGACCCTATCGGGCCGCGCCGTGCCCTGCAAGCGCTTCAGTTGACTCGGTTTTCTAGGCCGTCCTGCCACGATACCCCCTGAAGGCATATTGACGGTGCATAAGCAAGCT